AACCAAGAAGCCAAGATAGCTTATATAAACGAGCTAGCGGACAACATAGGCAGTAATCTTGACGGAGTAACTCCACCACCAAGCGCAAAGGCAGAAGTTGAAACTGTAGACTCGTCAGAGCTTACACAGAGCCAATTAAACGAAGCCCTTACTGTAGCAAACGATACAGAAATTACAGGTTTCGTAGACGATGTAAAAGATGTTGAAGATGTTGAAGAAGGAGGCTTACCCGACGGACGAGAGCAAATTGGTAAGTACTCTATTAGTAGTGCTGTAGCAGCACAGTTTAAACAGAACACAGGAAAAGACTTAACTGAAGAAGTTATAGCTGCGCGTATAGGTCAACTTGCTAACGCTAGAAATGTATTGGATCGAGCTAAAGAACAAAACTTAGAAGATTTTGAAATAAAAGAACTAATGAAAAGACCCGGTGCGCCCCCAGCACCTGAGACCGGGTTTGCAGATATACAAAAAACAAATCAAGAAACACCTTTATCACGTGGTTTTCTAAGCCGTATTTCTGCAATGCAGAAGAACAGAAAAAATTTATCAGGTGCTGCGGGGAAAACAGTATCTTATTTTCTAACAGGTAAAACACAAAACGTAACGGCAGACCCCACCGCAGGGTTGTTTGATCTTGCCTATGATGTAGCTACTGATCGAGCCACTACTGAAGCAGATATAGAAGCTAGACGAGCAACGCAAGAAAACATACCTGCTACTGAAGAAATTAAAGAAGTTATGGGTAAGGATAGACAAGGCAAAAATTTAAAAGCTTTGCAACCAGTAAGAACACCGGCACAACAGAAAACAATTAACGAAGCTGCTACTTATTTTAGAGACATTGCAGACCCTGAAACTAACGCACGGTTTGACAACTTAGTAGAAAGTATTAAGCAGCGCCATCAAGACGGCATTATAGAACAAGCGCGTTCTGTGCGGTTAGCAGAGTCTTCTACACAAGATGTCGATACTGAAGTGTCACCGGACGAAAGAGAAGCCCGTGCCAAGGCTTTGGAAGACGCAGCTCAAGCTCAAGCTAAAAGCGAAGTTACAACCTTTAAGGTAGATCCAATAGAGTCAGAGGGCGCTCCTGACTTTAGAAAACAAGCTGAGGAAACTGTTCGTAAAGAACTAGGTATAAAACAAAGGCCACGCAACAAAGATAGGCGGGCAGCCTATGATAGTAGGGTCGAAGCCGAGACTAACCGACTATTAGATGAAGCCCAAGCTGATTTTGAAAGCACGACTTCAGAAAGAATAAATCAACAAATGGAAGATCAGGGCATAGTCGCTCCTGATATTGAGACTAAGTACAAAGGAAAAAACATAGACCCGGAAGTTGTAGCTATTGCCGAATCGGGCAACTTACGTATTTTTACCGACGAGTTACTTAGTGGACTCCCTCAAGAACTACAGGGCATAGTGCGATTCATGCGTAGGCTAGCTAGTGCTACTAAAATACAGATAGCGCCTATTGAGGGTGGACGTCCTGGTAGATACGATGCGGACACTGACACAATAACTTTAGACCCAGAGAAAGGACTGAACACAGGTATATTTTTTCACGAGCTAGCACATGCAGCGTTAGCCCGTAGGATAGCTGATCCTAACTCTGAGATTGCCAAAGAGTTTTTTAACTTTTACTCCGTTATACAAACCCAAATGGGTGATGCCTATGTGGGCACGGACCTCCAAGAGTTCGTAGCTGAGTTGTTTGAACCTACCGCCAAAGGTAATGAGCTTAGGCAATTACTACAAGAGATTAAACCCCCAAAAGGCAAAAGTCTTTGGGACAACATACTAGATGCGATATTAAGGTTGTTTGGCGTTAAGGCAGACGAGAACACAAATGCTTACAACGTGTCTATAGAATTTATAAACGGCATACTAAACTTTGAACCTGAAGTTGAACCCCCTCCGTTAGCACAAGTTTTCTACGCCAACGCAAGCCCTGATGTTGCAGCTAAAGCAGAGATAAACAGTAACCCTTCTTTTTCAAAACGTAAATTTAACCAACTTATGGATAAACTAAACTCTGATTCGTTAAGAGTAGGGGCTATGGGTTTCTTACGTTTAGACAATCTTATGGAGCTGTATGGAGATACTCTAAAAGGTATAAAGAAAATTATAACTAACGTAGAACTTCGTCAGGGGTATCAAGAGCGAGAGATTGAAGCAGCGAATAAAAAGTTTAACGCAATGCTTGCAGTGGCAGACAAATTTAAAGTGCAAACAAAAGCTATGGCTAAAATGGCTGTTGACGCTAGGCTTGCACGAGTTGACTTACTTGATCCGAACTTTGCAAAAAACAACAAATTAAAACCCGATCAAGTAGCGGAGTTAAAAAGGCTTAAGGCTATATATAATACGCTCCCAAAAGAAGTTCAAAACGTATACAAAGTTATGCGTAATGACTTCGACAATATGTATAAGCAGTACAAAAAAGAAGTACTAGATAACATAGCAGACCCCAACCTTAGAGCAGAGTTAAACAAAAAATTTGGCGAAGAACCGCCTATAGCTGGGTACATACCCGCCCGTCGTTATGGAGAATTTGTCTTAAATTACGTAGACAAAAAAACAGGTAAGTGGACGTCTACTTCGTTTGAGTCCAGAAGGCTAAGAGATGAAGAAATAAAGACTTTAGGGTTAACACCCCGTGCAGACATACAAAATGTTGTAGACGAAGACAATTCTGCGGACTACGCTGACGCTAAAGAAGCACAAACAAAATTGCAAGCGGGTGAGTATACAGTTTTAGATAGTATAAAGAAAACAACGAACAGGACACTTCCAGGGCAAGGTTTTGTTGCTGATCTTATGGCGGCTATAAGGCAAGACGGAGCACAACAGGGTTTAAGTGAAACGCAAATTAAGAACCAAGTTGATACGGTATATGAAACCTACCTTGATCTTTTTCCAGAGTCCTCCATAGCGCAAAGCTTTAGAAAAGCAAAAGATATACCGGGTATGTCTGAAGACATAATTCGCGTCTACGGTGACACAATGGTTAAGTGGGCACGGAAGATGGCAGATATTAAGTACAACGGTAAAATACAAGAAGGCTTTGACCAAGTAAGAAAAGAGGGACAAAGAGTAAATAACGACTCAGATAATCCAAATAAGCTTCGTATTTATGCAGCCGCAAAAAGCATTGCCGACAGAAACGCGCACACTATAAATCCTACTTTTGGTGATTTGGCTAAGGCTTCTACTACCGGCAGTTACGTTATGTTTATGACGGGTAACATATCTTCGGGCGTTGTAAACCTTAGCTCTATTCCTCTTCTTACCTTCCCTATTTTATCGGGTAAGTTTGGTGGACCTAAAGCTGCAGTAGCTCTAACTAAAGCAAGCAGAGTTGCTGTAATAGATATACTCAAAACAGAAGGTGTTCCTGGTTGGGCAGATAAGAATTACGAAGGTGGCAGGTATGGCCCTCTATATAAAATACTTGAAGCGCATGGGCAGCTTAGACATACGTTAGCACGAGAAGTACTAGAAGGTGCGCGTCAAACTAGTCAGCAGTACAACGGGTTAGGCGCAAAGATGTTAAATCTTCTTTCCATGCCTATTGAAAGGACAGAGCGATACAACCGCACTACAACAGGTATAACTGCGTTCGATTTAGCATTAGACAGTGGTATGTCCCCCGATGCAGCGGCTGAATACGCCTTGCGTATAGTCAAAGATGTTAACACCTCCGGTATGTCTTCTACTGCACCTAAGTGGATGCAGGGAGATATTGGGCGTGTAATGTGGACGTTTAAAGGTTTTATCTGGCAAAGTTCTTACGTAACAGCAAAAGCTTTTGTAGACTCAATTAAAGGCGCTCCAGACAGAACACGTAGAGAAGCTTTTAGGCAACTTCTTTACACAATGGGTATGAGTTACGGTGTAGCGGGTGCGTTTGGAATGCCGTTCTTTGGCGCTATATCTGTTTTAGTAAACATGGTAAACAACTTGTTAGGCGATGACGAAGAACCGTTTAACTTGCGCCGTGAGATGATGATGGTAATGCCTGAGTCAGTTACTAAAGGACCACTTAACTATTATCTCAACTTAGAAATATCTAACAGAGCTAGTGTTGCTAACGGCATATTGTTTAGGGAAGATCCTTACGAAATAGAAAAGTATGGCTACCTGCAATCTATGGCATTGCAAACGTTTGGTCCTTTAGGAAATTACGTCCTTGATGCGCCTTATAAGCTAGGACTTATGGCTAACGGTGAATTTGAAAGGGGCGTGGAAGGTTTACTACCAAGCTGGGCACGTAATGGTCTTAAGACTATGCGTTTTGCAAGAGAAGGAGCTAGAACAATAGACGGACGGCCTATAGATGAAGACATAAGTGGTTATAATTTGTTCATGCAAGCACTAGGGTTTTCTCCTGCTAACGTATCTAGTCTGTATGAAACTAGAGCTTTAAGTAAGCAGTACGAAAGCCAAGTCTTAAAGCGGCGTTCAAAGTTGTTGCAGAGGCGATACTTAGGATTAACTACGGGTGACTCTGAGTTGCTTAGTGAAACCATGCAAGACATATACGAGTTTATGGCTCTTTACCCAGAGCTTATGACTCCAGATACATTAGGCCGTTCAATTAAATCCCGCACTGCTCAAGAGCAAGAGTATGTAGCGGGTATTCGGTTTAACAAAAGTTTCTTCAGGAACTTAACGCCATTGTTTGACAGACTGGAAGACGTTAACTACTACGGGGCACTCTAAACTCTCCATATGCGAATGCCCCGCACTTTGTCCTCTATTGTTATCTTACTAACTACTTTGTAGTTAAATCGTTTAGTCTCTGCCACCAAAAGTTTTTTAACGTCTTTTGGTTCAAGGCAAGGTATAAAAAAAGATGAACCTTTTTTAAACTTCTTCCAGTTGATCTGGTAATTCACTTTCTCTATCTGCATTTTCTTTTATTTGCTCTACAATGTTAGACATATCAATAAACTCAGGATGCGCTGCGTTGAATATCAAACAGCGTTGTGAAGGTGTAGTTATTGCCATACCTTTAGACATTCGTTTGTTATCAGTCTTTATGTATATACCTTTTGTTTTTAAATCCTCTTTAAAGGATTCGTAGTCTGTCTCGTCTTTGCTTAACTCTGCCCTTAATAGTTTTACTGGGATAAAAAGTAACTGTGTGTCAGGCTCGAGCCTCATAACAAGGTTTCCGTAAGTAGGAGAGTGTTCCGGTGTAAATTCCTTTTGACTACGTTTATCTAGTTTACCATTTACAACAAGTAAGTTTCTTAGATTAGCAGAAATAAAACCACCTAACACAGACACATAGCTGTCTACGGGAGCAATAGTATTTTTTCTTAGCTTCTTTATTATCTTAGTCGCAGCGATATATATACGGTGCATATCAAAATCTATAATACCAAGTATATCTGAAGCAATGATCCCTGCTGCTATGTTAGCCGCCACAATCGCTGACCAATTCCGTTCACGAGATGTTAGACGCAACTCTTTATCAATCTTTTTTTGTATTTTACGCACATCCCTTTTTACTTTATCTAAATTGGCTATGACGTACTGTATAAATGGTACGATAGCGTGCCCATAGTTAGCGTTAAGTTGATGGTCAAACATCTGTTTGCCTTTTGTTGTAGATATGATGTTAGGGTCAACATAATCAACATGGAATTCTATGATTCGCATGATCTCGCCATCGGGCAGGCTTTTACCCACATATAGTTTTTGGTAAAAAGAAGAGTTAGAAGTACTTAAAGTTATATTACGCCACGTGGTATCATTTTTTCGGTTAGCGTTAGCTGTGTTTGTGCCTTTATCTTTTCCTTTCCCTTGCGATACTTCATAAGCAAAGTCACTGACTTGCTTTGAGTCCATGTTACTAAGTTCGTCTACAGTGTTTATTACATTGTTTAATATGCCTAGTTTGTTTACTCGCGCTACTGCTGTGTCTTTAGGGTTACCTAACAACGCTTCAGGTTCACCGTATATGCTGTTCGCCATGCGTAGTACAGTAGTCTTACCTGTACCAGCGTTCTTATGCACCAGGTTTATGATTGCTCCTTTTTGACCAGTAAGCTCTAGGAGTGGAGAACCAAATCCTGACAGTGCAGCAAACGCCTGAATTTCTAAACCTTTTGCATTGTATAAGTTAAATACTTCTTTCCACTTATCTAAAGTACCACGCGGTTCAAAATAAGGTGTGTATGTTCTAGTTATTTTAGAAGCCGGTGTGTGGTAAACCCCGTCCACAGTTATCTCCCTTTCTCCGACAATAAACTTACTATGGTTATCGGCCCATCCAAATTGAGTTCTCATTATGTCTGCTTTCCTTTTTGTCTGTAGTATTTGAATAGTCCTAGTAACATATTCCGCTAAAAGATTAGCGTTAGCACTACCAGTAACTACGCCGTAGTGAGCAAGGGTTCTAAGTAGTAAGCGTTTTTCTAAACTCTCGTTAGGTACAGTAAACTCAATAACCCCATCGTGCGGAGAATGGAATCTAAAAACAGATACAAACCCTTCTTCTGAGTCCCACATTTGCTTCTTTATATATAGGTCATGTTCGTATACAAGCTTAGGATCTTCACCCTGCATCTTGTACACACCCCCTTTCTCGCCCCTAAAGTAAGGCTCAAACTTATTAATAGGGCTTGTGCGATCTTTCTTTACAACCTGCCCCAAGTTGTACGGTCCTTTTATTTCTTTACTTTTTTTGTGGACGCAACCGTCACAACCTTTAGGGTTGTTTCTTTCAAACTCTTCGCAAGAATGCGCTCCTTTTATACCTATAATCTTTCTCTCTACGGCGTGAAAATTGTAGTCAGGATGACCTTGAGATATGGTATGTATAGCTTTGCTACCGTCTTGGCAGAACTTAGCTACAGAAAGAGCGTTAAACCACCGAGGTTCAGACAGAGTTGCACGGTTCATAAGACTGTCTTTTAATTGTAAACAAGGGTCTTGCCTACTAATTATTTTAGAAAATTTATAGTCTTGATTTTGTGCAAGTAGTTTTTGCAACGGGTCTAAAACAGTTTGAACGCTTGGTTTTTTTACCACCGCGTCTGAATTTACGTTTAACAATTCACGTATGGTGTCAGGTGCGTGGCGTTCGGGTGCTACATTAATTACCTTTACTAACCTAGGTGTAGCTTTCTTTTGATTATATGTGCCTGGTACTCGTAGTATACGAGCAGGGTCAAACACATTTGGATCGGCATAAAATTTTTGAGTGACGCATATTTCCTTTAGCCGTTGAGCTATAGGTATCCATTTTTCTGTAGGCACCTCTTCGGTAAAAGCCCAGTAGACATGTAAACCATATCCTGAATTCACTATCGTAGGTTCGGGTAAATCCACAACCCCACAGAACACCTTCAACGCTTTCGCGCCTTCTGCTTGACTAGCGTATCCCTTTGGTAAACCCGTAGAAGGTTCTATCTCTTCTGCTTTGCCCGCACCGCAATCGATGTCAAGCCATATAGCTCCGAGGGACTCTACGTTGTCTACTTTTCTGTTGCCTTTCTCCTTTAATTTACCTAAAGCAAAATAGACATCTGTGTTTTGCTCAGAAAATTCTTCGGATATTTCGTATGCTGTTTCTAAACTATTAGTAAACTTTGGTATAAGTTTACCGTCTTTCATGCCGATCACATTATATATGCCGCCTCTGGGGACGACGTAATCTATGAGATCGAAGGTTTGCATTATTTATACTCTTTTATTAACGCTTCTATGAAAGGTGTAAGCTCATTGCTAGGCTCGTGCATACCAATAAACCAGTTATATACAGTCTGCCTACTAACCCCCAACTGGGAGGACAACTCAGCAACGGGCATGTCGTGCTTAATACATACCCTGCCAAGTTTAACCCCCAGAAGAGATTGGTCAGCTTCGCGGTTAAGACTGTCGATCCGTGTCGTATAACCATAGCTCATTAGTCATCACTTCCCCATGACGAAATAATATCTTCTATGTCGTCATCATCTTCTTCAACAATGTCTTTTTTCTTTTTGCGTTTGACTGGTTCTTTTATAGGTTCCTCATCTTCGTCGTCAAACGGATCAGGTTCAGAGGTAGTCGAAGATTCAAACCCATCATCAGAATCATCTGCAGTAAACGGACTAGACGATCCTTCTCTTTCGTCTGCAGTAAACCCATCTTCTTCTACTTCAAATGGAGACGCTGGCTTGTAAGGTATGTACTTCTTAACCTGTACACCGCGTAGCCTAAGTGATACACCACCACCGTTCATTTTGTAAGGAAAAAATTCGACTGCTATACTTACTAGACTACCTGTAGTAAGTTGAAACCCTGGCTCTAAAACTTTGTTCTTCGAGTCGAATTGTTCTATAGATGTTGAGTTGCCACTGTATGCAGCTTTTAGACTAGTCTTACCTATAAAAGTTCCATCGTCTTGCTTTTTAAATTTTACTTTTAGTTTTTGATTTTTAGGAAACGAGCTATCTGCTGCACACTTTTCCTTCCAAGCCTTTTCCATTAGCCCATGTATTTCTTTGGCTTGTTTTTCTTCCATTTTAAAACTTAGATCGTAAGATGCCCCGTCTTCCATTGCATCACACGGTACACTTCTACCTTGTGCGTCATCCCATTTGTAGGGTTTGTCTATACGTGGGTACTGTGCAACTACGTCTTTAATTACGTGAGTTGGGTTTGCCATATCTTGCTCCTTAAAAGGGTTTGTTTCTGCAACTTGGTTTAGTTGCTGTATGTTTATAAGTTCATCCTCGGCAAGAGGTCGAACCGGTTTAAAGTACATTTTGTAAAAGCTACGATGCTGTACAAAATATATCTGGGTTAGCACATTACCGACGTGCTCTCGGTTACGCTCAAGATGTTCTATGTATTTATACAAGTTCATCTTGCTGTCTTCTTTTGAAAATAAACTTAACCCGCCTAGCCTAAGTTCATAAAGAAAATCTGTTTCAGGAAAAGCAACTTTAATATTAGTAAAGTACTTACAAGCTGCTCCACCTTTGTTCTGTCCGGCCTTTATAGATTTCGAGCAATCCATACAACGACTAGCCTGCACATTGCCTTCAAGCACTCCGTTATCTGGAAAGTCGCAGTCAAAAGACCAACATACTAACTTGTCGTCTTTGTAGTAGTTTCTTGATAGCTTACCGCTATCCACTATTACAACTTCTATAAAACGCAGGGGCTCGTATGTTGTAGGATGTATGAAACACCCTTCTTGCGTTTGCAAACGTTTCATTTTTTACGTGGTTTAAGTACAGTAATAGTATGTTTTCTATTTACCTGTAAACCTGGAGGTGCTACATCCGGGTTAGCTTCTAAAAACTCCCGCATGTTTGTGTTGTGAACACGTTTTTCTAGTAAGTGTAAGGCGTCATTGTCTTTAAGAAACTCGTGCATCTTGTCCCAATCACTGGGCCAGTAGCTAGTATGTACCCTACGAGAAATAGTCCCAGCGTGTGTCTTTAAGCTGTCTAAGTTTTGGTCCTCACAAATCTTCAACATCTTCTGATTAATCTTATCTTGCTGAACTTTAATTTCTTTTATCTCATCTTCTTTAACTTTTATAGCTTCGCGCATCTTAATATAAATTTCGGTCAATTTGTCCGGCGTCTCTTTCATACTGTCGCTCCTTGTTAGGGGGAGAGCCAGTTTAGCAAACACTTTTACATTGTCAAGTATTTAATTCTTGTTTATACAAATCGATTATCTTGTGGTGATGATCTACCTTAGACCGCAACATATTGTACAAGCGTGTCTCAACTTCACTACCGCGTATATGTACAACAGTCATTGGGTTGTGTTGTCCCGGCCTGTCAATACGAGCGTTGGCTTGTAGGTACGTCTCTACACTGGTGACGGGAGAATACCAAATAACAGTATTAGCAGCGGTTAAAGTTAAACCATGTGACGCGGCTTGAGGCTGAATGACAAGCACTTGAACTTTATCCGTCTCTTGGAAGTCTTTGATTATTTCACTTCGCCTATTAACTGTTACTTTACCTGAGATTACTTTGCACGGTATTTTATTTTTTGTTAAGAACTCTTCTAGCAGTTCTATAGTATGAGTAAAAGGCACAAACACCAGGACTTTGTTAGACGCTTCATCAATAGCTTCTTTGATTACTTTTAACCTACTACTTACATCAAACTGAATAACTTCTTTGTCGTCTGAATAAACTGCCCCGCCTGATATTTGCAGGAGTTTGTTTAAGTTAGTAGCAGCATTGACCGAAGTAACTTGCTCTCCGTCTGCTTGCATAGTCATGCGGTCTTTTAAAAGTTTGTAATACGCAGCCTGTTGTTTAGTAAGAGGAGCTTCTCGTTCTACATAAGTAAGTGGAGGAAGGTCTAAACACTGGTCTTTCTCAAAGCGAATAGCTGGCTGTAATACCTCGTGTACTATTTTGTCAGCGTCGGGTTTAGGTCGCCATATGAACTGTGAGACTTTTTGCATAACCTTGTCTCTGAACTGCCCGAAATATTTAGGTGCGTTCTCCGGGTTGACTAACTTGGCTAAACCAAAAGCATCTACGGGTGATTGAGCTGCTGGCGTACCAGTAAGCATCCAAAGCCATGGTGTATTAGCGGTTATGTCACGCAGTGTTTTCCATCTGTTAGTCTGTGCGTTTTTATACGCATTAGCTTCGTCCACTACAATCATGTCAAAGCCGCCCTTCATAATTTCTTCTTTGACTACCGCTACTCCATCAAAGTTTATAATGACAAACTCAGACCCGGCTTCGATTATTTTCTTTCGTTGTGTAGAAGTACCGTGCGCTACAGAACAAGTACGGTGCATAGCAAATTTAAATAAATCTTCTTGCCATGCTGATTTCATAATAGATAGAGGGCATATTACCAATACCCTGTTAATTTTGTTCTGCTGCATCAGGTAATCCACTGCCCATATTACGCTAGCAGTTTTACCTGTACCTTGTTCGTTAAAACAAAAAGACTTTTTATGTAAAGTCAAAAACTCAGACGTTTCTTTTTGGTGAGCAAAAGGTTCATACCTACCCGTGAATTGATAGTCACGCGTCATGGGAGAAGGTATATCTTTTACTTTTAACTTGGCAAGTAGTTGAGCTTCTTGCAACCCCCACGGTATAGCTATCTTGTAAACACCCTCGGCCTCCTCTAAAATTTTATAGTTACTTGCCTCTTCCGTTACTAGGTGAGGCCGTCTAGTTTTTAATACGATAGCCCTATCATTAATTATCTTCATGCTTTAGACGTCTTCTTTTTACGTTCACGTTTACTAGTTTCTGAAACTAAATTCCCTTTAGAATCACGTTTAAAAGAACGATTGCGACTGGCTGTTTCTACTCTAGTACCATCAGAGTTCTTACCACCTTTGTCTATAGCTTTCTTGTGTGCTACGTCTTTACCGTCGCCTTTGGTAACCTTGCCCTGTCGTGTCGCTTTGCGTCGAGCAGCATTACGTTTTGCACGGTTCTTCTTTTGCTCTTCTGTACCCTGATAT